AGACAAGATTAAACACAGCACTTACACGGGGACTGCTTCGGACATTAGAAGCAAACTCCAACAGGCTGGATACCTCGTATCCGCGAACACGTTGAAATCATGGGCGCACAGGGGCAAGCTCACCCCGGTACGCAAGGAAGGCAGACACCCAATCTATTGCATCGCGGACGTGTACATGCTGATGCAGCAAACCACTCCAGTGGACGATATTTGGGGACTCGTCGGAAAGGACAACCGGCAGTGAGCATCATCAGCATCACCGACAAGGGCAAGACCATCACCTATCACGCGCATCACATGCGCGACGTGATCGAACCAGTCAAACAGTACGGCATGTTCGGAGAGCAATTGAACGCGAAGAAAAAGCTCCACACGCTCACTTTCTACACGGAGGACTAATAATGCGAGTCAACATCGACTGCACGCTAATCCTCCTACTGTTGTCCGGCATGTTGGCACTCCTGAAAATCGGGGGCCAATTCCCATACTCGTGGATATGGGTGCTCGCACCCATTTGGATACCACTACTCGCACTGGCCGGTATCACAATCATTCTGTTAATTGCTTGGATTATCGGCGTCATAGGCGTACTCATTCTCGAAAAGTTCGGAGACTATATTGCAGATCAGCGGTAAGACAAACAATATTGGCTACGCTCACGCGAACGATGGTGGAGCAGACCTACGTTCCAACGAGGACACGATCATCTGCGCGGGTAGTCAAACACTCGTACACACAGGCGTATACATGGCTATTCCAGCTGGATACGTCGGCCTAATCTGCCCACGCTCAGGCTTGGCGTTGAAACACAACATCACCGTGATGAACGCGCCTGGTGTAATTGATGCCAATTATCGTGGCGAAGTCGGCGTAATCCTCAGAAACATGGGCGAACAGGCGTTTGAAATCCATGAGGGAGACCGGATAGCGCAGATCGTGTTCCTACCATACGCGCACATGCAATTCGAGCCAGTCAACGAACTGGATTCTACCGAACGTGGCGATAAAGGATTCGGCAGCACCGGCAAATGAGCCGACAACAAGAACACTCGCCAAACAGATACTCGCCAACCTCAGACAGGAACAATCATGAGAGCCTACATCGTGGCCGCTGACGTGCAGGACAGGGACAGATACAGGGATTACATGACCCGCCCACCGGGAAAGTATTCTTACCCGCCAACTGTTCGCGAGGATACGGAAAACAAGTATGGCGAGTACGTGAGCATAATGGGCGTCTATTCCACGCTCGCTCAGGCGGAACATCGTTGGGATGAACTCGACCGTGAAGGTTTCGATGTTTTCCCGATCGATGAATTCATCGTGGACGCGAACTGCTGGGAATACATAGGGGGATACGCGGAATGAGCGGCGACGACACGACACGGGACAACACCACCAAGGAGGCACAATGAAAGCACTCGACTTCGCCAAGAGGAAAAGCAAACTGGTAGACAAGCTGGTAAAACTCGGATTCCATTATCTAAGCGCCGACAAGGAGCCAGATAGTCTGGGAAAACCCCCACGGCTGATAACCACATGGGCGAACGTCATGAATGGCGTGACCCTGCAAATCATCGATACGTATGACACACACCGTGTCTCAAACTACGAACTGATTTCAACACCGCTCAAACAAGTCATCATAACTGATGATTGCACTAACATAAGCGTCACTATGTCGGTCGAAGAGTTCATGGAATTGGAAGAGATCACGAACAGCAAGGGCATCACATTCCCACGCCCGCAAATATTCTCCGAAAGAATTACCAACGAGAACTGAGAGGCCACGCGAAATGAGCGAGACAATCAAAATCAGTGGAAAGTGAGCGCGTCATGCGAATCTACCTAGTAACTGCGAACGCACAGGATCACAACGAATACATCGAGTACCGGGATCAACCATATAATCCCGATTCGTTCACTGACGCCCCAATGCACATGGGCGAAACATCATACACCGCAGGATTTGTAAGTATCATGGGCGTTTACACGACACGCGAACAAGCGGAGACACGCGTAACCAAGCTTGCCCGCGAGAAATTCCCGGACTTGCGAATCATCGAGATTGAAGCGGACTCGGACTGTTGGCAGTTCATTGGGGGAGGTTGGCTCTGGTGAGCAAGCAGACAATCATCACAGCGGACCATCTGAACGCCACGCACTTAGGCGAGAAGATAATCATTTTAGACAATTGCGAAATCGTCATGTCAGGAAAACTCAAGGAGTTAAGAGCGACGCAATACTCCATGCCGGTGTACAGCAACGATATCGAAGCCGTGCCCGACGGCTATGGGAACATCACCATTGCCCCGAAACTGAATTACGAAACTGTCACCGACATCATCATGCACCTGTCGAATCAGCTCAATGACGATATCAAGGCGACCGTTCATGGTGACACGGAACTGGTAATCGAAGTCAACGGAAAGTAGGGGAGTATGGCAGAGGACACCACCAGTAAATCAACGAACGAACTGCTGATGCGCGTGTTGCAAGTCGAATCACCGGAACTGTTCGACGGAAGCGACGATCAGCCGGTACGAGTAGTCGGCTACGATTATTCGCCATTCTGCGAAGCGGTCTGCGAAACATGTGGCGATGACCCCGAAATGCTGACCATCGCATTCGAGACGAAAAGCGGCGAACGTTACAGCCAATACTACGACTATTTTGGACTGCCGAACATTTTGGAAGCATTGGGTAAATGGGATAAGCAGTATGGGATGGATAATGAAATAGGACGGTGTTAAGGATGAAGTGGTTCACTAGTGACTTGCATTTCGCGCATCCGTTCGTGGCCGCGCTACGCGGATACGCGCTACCCGGATACGCTAAGGATGCATCGATCAAACAACAAGCCGAACATGAGCATAAGCCGCTCAAGAACTGTGTTAACTGGCGGAAGCATGATGCCGACATCATCAGATGCATCAACACGTATGTTGGCGAGGAAGACGAACTCTACATTCTGGGAGACATCAGTTCCGGCAGCACGTGGAGCGTAGACCAAGCGATAATGCGCATCCAAAACCTGCATGTACCACGCAAACGCAGACACCTGATTCTCGGCAACCACGAACTGCACAGCTCCACCCGCACGCTGGAAAAGTTGGCAAGCGTGTTCGTGGAAGTCGGAATGGTCGGCATCACCGAAATCAGAGACGCGTGGGGCAACAATCCACACACGGTATTTTTAAGCCACTACCAATGGCGTGAAGACTTCACGCAAAGCAAACCCCTAGGCGCAGTCTCAACCAATTGGAACGCGCCGGAATTAGCCAAATACGCGATACCACGCATGAACAACACTCTGCTCCTGCACGGACATACGCACGCGCATGACCCGCTTGAGTTCGGCAGGCATCACAATGAGATCAACGTCGGATTAGACGCATGGCGTTTCGAGCCAGTCAACGAAGCCGAATTGGTGGACAACTGGCTACAACCCGCGTCAGGCAACATCTGAGTGGCCTACAATGGCCCTGTTAACAACAAATGCGTTTAGCGAGTGTTCGCCAAACGTTGGAAACCGGCTTCATCATCCTCGGGATAACGGAACCGCGCTTCGATGCCCTGCGCTTCAAGAATCGCGGCTATCTCCCTGCTGCGGGCATTGACGATGGCGTAATCACCTTTGTCCCGTCCGTAACGGTCGTAGTGTTCCTGCGAACGATAGTAGAGCAAGTCAACATGGTCAGGCGGGTTGCCTTGGACTTCCTCAATCCCGTTCACCGCATCCAACGCGGCCTCGACCGCTTCGACATGCTGCGTGAGCATACTTTCCAACCATGCCTGCACGTCTGCCGGTGGTTCCGCCTCGCCAGGCTTCTCCCAACGTTTCACCGTCAACACGGCATTGCCGAAACGGTCGGCAAGCATCTTCTGACTGATGCCGCATCGCTCCCGTGCCGCACGAAAAGCGGCCTTCGATCCAAACGTCATCAAACCTCCAGACAATCATGAAAATACGGAAAACGTCGGCTCCAGCATGAAAAACACGCTGGAACCGGCAGAACAACGATTTTCAGCGGAATACGTCACGCCTTGACGCAATCGAACACCAGCAAATCGGAATCATCGGAATCCGTTCCGATCTTGGAGCCAAGACGCCACCCGTTTTCCTCAAGACACCGTTTGATGTCCTCCGTCCAATCATCCGCCTCCACGTCGGACGGGGTGAACTCCAAGTCGTCCACAATCTCCCTATCCTCATGGAAATCGATGAAGTAATCGTAGATGCGGATATGGAACGTCGAATCCACGTCAAGCGGGTTCCTGAGCACCGCATTGTTCGGCTCCATCACGTCGATGTAGGCGTTGTGGGCTTCGATGCGCTCGGTCCATCCGCTGATGGTTTCAGGATCGTTCAGGTCGATGAACCAGTCCATGAGCTGCTCGGCGGTCAACGTGTCTGAGTAAGCCGAAAGCTCTTCGTACAGCTTGTCGTAATCGGATTGCGTGGACTCCTCGTCAGCGACGAGCCGCTCATACTTGGCACGGAGCCGTTCGGACGGGATGCAAAGCCATGCGTCTTCGGTTTCGCCGTCCTTGTCGAGCTGGCAGTCATAGACGCGCTTTCGTAATTCCGACTTCGGGAACTCCAGTGCGAATGTGCCAGTCTCATTCCACTTGTGGCCTCTGGTTTTTTCGATTCGGATGGTGATCATTTCAGTCTCCTTGAGTCTGTGGGGATGCCTTGTGCTTCCTGTCTTGTGGCTACAAGTATATGATACCATTGGTATCATTTCAAGTCGGGCGTGTTGTGGGAATCAATCCTCCTTGCCCAGATAATCTTGCAATCCGTCGCCAGCTTTGCCATTCAGCCCGCGACGGGACATGTCGTAATAGTCGAGCATCTGCGGACTGTTCCACCCGCCTGCGGCCATGATGTCCCTGTCCGGCACGCCAGCGTCACGGGAGAGCGTGCAGAACGTTCGCCGCAATGAATGCGGCGAAATATCCGGCACGCCCACGCGCAATGCCACGGACGATACGATGCCCACGGCGG